TGTGCGATTGCGTTAGCATCGCGCTCGATTTGGAAGATAAGACCTTTGAACTTCTCAACTGACCAACGACCGTTGGAATCAACATCAAGGTCAAAAGTACCAGCGGTAGCAACGTTGGTTTGAGCACCAGACTCAGCAACCTTATAGATGGTTCTGATAACTTCGCGGTTGATTTCAGCAAGAATCTCGGTTGAGAGAATGTTTGCCAATTCCGCTTCAGCATTCAGACCGTGGATTGCCTTGAGGTCTTGTGCGAGTTCGAGTGAATACTCAGCTTTCAGAGCACGTGACTTTGCAGTAACGGTGACTTTCTCAATCGAGAATGCCATTTCGTTGAATGCACCAGTGTCGCCACCGAGGAATTCAGCCTCGTCTGTTCTCATACCTTCACCTACGCTGTAGGTGTTGTATGCTTGCGAACCTTGTGGGTTAAGGAGACCTGGGTTGGTGCCTTGCTGACCAGTAGTACCAAGACCAACAGCAGAGTTAACTGCACCGCTGGTTTGGTTGAAGCTTGCGCTCTGACCAGAGAATGCTGTATCTGCTTCGTTGAAGAATGCTTCTGTACCAGTCTGGGTCTTATAGCGTGAACGCATTGCAAAGATGAGTCCAGTAGGACCGTTCATTGGCTGAACGCCAGCGAGGTCATAAGCGACCAAGTTAGGCATTGAACGTCTGATCAATGAGATCAGAACTGGATCGAAACCTTGTGCAGCGCCAGTGTTAGATGCACTGAAACCAGGGTTACCAGAGTTGCTGGTAGTTGAGTTTGTGATTGGTGCTTCTGAAAGGAACTCACGCTCTTCACGGAGTGCTCTTTCTTGGTTTTCCAGGAGAACTGCGGTAACCATTCTACGATGAGAATCTCTGATCGTATCCATTCCTTGGTAGTCAAGGATTGGTGCCCACTTCTCCTGCAATTGTTCTGCATTGAACATTTGCATTTGTTTTTCCTCTTTAAAAAGTGTTGTTTGTTAGTTTGATTTATTTATGATTTAAAAATCACTTTTTCGAAACTCTCTGAAGCGTCTGAAGATATCTGCCCATTACACCCTCAACAACTACGTTGCCGCTGTAATCAACTTCTTCAGAAAGATTTTCAGAAACTGTTCTTTGAGCACTAGCTGCTTTAGATGGGAAATAAGATTCCCTCAGAGTTGCCAGTTTCTCACGATAGTTATCTTCACCATCAAACTCAACATTTTCGGCAAGAGAAGCGAGTTTGTCCTTCTGAGAAAGTGCAAGACCCTCAGAGACCTCAGCAAAAATTACATCGGTAACTGACTCGGCTAATCTTTTATTCAGAGCAACATTTTTTTCAATTTGCTCGTTGAGTTTTGTCTCCATTTCATCAAGTTTATCTACCATACTCTCGATTACATCATATCTCTCTTCAGGGATTGTTACATAATGATCTTCAAAAAGACCCTTCATTCCTTGAAGGAATGATTCGGTCATCTCGGTCTTAAGACCGTGCTCAATTGCGAGTGCGTTTTCAGAAACCCACTCATCAGCAGCATACTCAAGATAAGCATCAACTCTTTCTACAAGTTCTGCTTTGATTTCTTGAACTTCTTCTACAAGTGCAACTTCATATGCTGCTTGTAATTCTTCTTTGATTTCTGCAACTTTAGATTTGATTGCAGTTTCAAAAATGGTACGTGCTTTCTCTTGGAATTCCTCAGAAAGCTCTTCACCAGCAAGAAGGGCATTGACATCTTCTTCGATGTCATACTCTTCCTTCATTTCATCTTCGTCGTCATCTTCAGAATCATCTTCTTCGGATTTCTTAGGATTCTTTTTACCGTATTCCTTCTTATCTTCTTTTTGATCCTTTTTGCTGCCTTCTTCCTCATCTTCGGCAGCTTCCAAGATTTCTTCTTCAGAAATCAAATCCTCTTCGTTCTCTTCAGATTCTTCTGCCATCTTCTTCATTGCATCAGCTTTGGCAGCCTTAGCATTAACTACATTCTTTACCTGTGCAAGAGTAGCGGCAGGATCTTTGAGTTTTGCCGAATCGTCATCGGGACGATAGTTATCTGTTGTAGGACCACCCAAGTCTTCCCAAGATCCAGTTTGTCCGGGAGCAATTCCTGCGGACAACTTATGCATTGGTTCAGCTTGTGCAGCGCCTTTGGTTACTACGTTTTCCATTTCTTGTAAATTGCTACCAACGGACATTTGTTTGATTGTGTTATAATCTATATTTATTTATAAATTAAAGATTTGCTAAGAAATCTTGGAATAGATTAACTTTATGTTCATCTAATCTTTTTTGATCAACTAAAGTGTTGATTCTTCTTTGAGTTTTGGTTGCGAGGTGCTCACGAAGAATTCCTCCTTCCCAAACCCACTCTTTACCTTCCATAATTCCTTGAACAAAAGCATCAGGAGCAGAAGGATCGGCAACGATATCTGCAGCGGTTGCTAGCATAAAATCTTCACCAACAATTTTATGACCTTCATTGGTCATCTTTAATGAACCAACACCACGAGAAGAAACGCCAAGCATAACTCCTTCACCAATAAGAGATTTTGCAATCTTACCCATTGGAGTTTCAAGAAGTTGTGCCTTACCAATGAAATTGCTTCCTTTTTGTTCAAGGGAAACAATTTTATGAGAAACACGATCAAGATTGACGGTAGGACCATCGGGATGACCGAGTTCTCCAAGAGCACGACCTTTGGAAACAAATGCTTCATTGTATCTTGCTACTTCTTTTGCAAGAGTTTGCATTGGATACATTCTGCCGTTACGATTGCAGATATCACCTTGAAGGAAAACTCCTTCAATATACATTTTCTTATCGGCACCTTTTCCTTCGGTGATGAACTTAACTTGTGATACCTCTTCTGTGATGAGTTTCATTTTTATGCGTCTCCAGAAATTTGAACTTGTTGAGCTTGTAGTGTTCCAGATCCAGATCCAAATGTGGATATTTTTACGGACTTTCTCAAATCTCCATCAGCGGCAGTAAATGCTGTGGCAATTCCGGAGGTATTTGCAGCAACAGTAATTCTTGTGGAATAGAAACCATCATATGCACTTGACCTATTGATTGCCGTAACAGCCTGATAGGTGAAATTATAATATGATTGTCCTGCAGAAGTTAAAGTTACATAATCTCCAACTGTGAATGGAGAACCTGTTCCTTCTGCAAAAGTGATTGTAGTTGTTGTTCCTGTTGCAATTCCAACAACTCTATTGGATGCTGGACTTAATGCAAGAGTTGCAGTTCCTCCAGTAGGAACATAATAGTCTGTTGCCGAAGCTGCAGTTTCAGTTCCAATCGCAACAAATGTTGCACCACCAACAGCAACTACTCTTAAAGTATCCGACTGAACGGAAAACGGAGCAGATACTATTGCTGTCGATGCTGTGATTGTAACTGCAATACCCAGACCAACTGGTTTATGTGCTGCCATTATTCTTGATCCTCGTTTTCTGAACTACCAAACATTGAAGCAGCTACTTCTGGACGAGCATATTCAACTCTTTCAGCAGCTTTAGTATAAAGAATATTCTTAATTTGGTCATTAATATCAGAAGCAGATGCGTTAGTCGCAATCAAATCGATAAGATCTTCCATAAAAACTTGATATATGTCTATGATCTATTTATATCTCTGCCTTTTTGGCATCTTTTTGTGCCTGAGCATTTGTTACCGCCGCAAATTGATCAGTTGAAAGATCTTCTGGAGTAGCACCCAGTGATTGACTATCCATTTCCATATTTTCACCTTGAGGTGGTAATGGTGCTCCAGTAATTGGATCAATTTGAGTTGGGTCTGGGATTATTCCAGCCTCAATTTCTTCCTGAATTTGCTCATCAATTTCAATAATATCAGAATCTGTTTGGCGAAGAATTCTCTTACGAACATAAAGATTTGAATAGTACTTTCCAATATAAGGTTCAATTGTTGCAAGAAGTCCAAGACGCTCAGACATTAATTCTGCTTCTTTGAGTTCTGCAAACTGATTGTCATAAAGAAAATCATACTGAATATGATCTTCCATCATCTTCCAATCATCGGGAGTAATGATATTCTTCAGAATTAATTGAGTTCTGAGCATATCATTGAACATATTTGCAAAACGCTTTCTTAAACGCCCAACAAATTTGGAGAAGTTTAATTCATCTCTTAGAATTTCTGAAGATCTTCCAAGATTAAATCCACCATCACCACCAATTCTTGATTCTGGAACTCCAAGAGCACGATAAAGTTTTTTCTGGAAGTATTCAATATCTGCCAATTCTCCTAAGTTTTGTCCTCCAGGAAGAGTTGTGATTTCCGTACCACGACCACCCTCTCTTCTTGGAAGCCAAAAATCTTCCAACATTGACATAAATTTGCGATCATCACGAACTTCACCAGTGTTCGCATCATACACAAGTTTATTTCTATAGCGAGACATCACCTCTTTGAGGTACTGTTCTGCTTTTACCTTGGGGAGATTACCTACATCAATATAAAAAATTCTACGCTCTGGAGCACGTGACAATCTGTAAATCACAAGACTATCCTCAATCATTCTAAGTTGATTGAGAGCCTTAATTGCCTTATGAAGATATGAAAGAATTGTTCCCTTGTTTCTATCTACAAGACCTGAAGTGACGTAAGTAACAGAATCTTTTGCAATTTTAACTGATTTTTGCCCACCAGCACCACCAATTGATGATGTTGGAAAGTTTGGATCTGGTGTATATGCAAAGTATTCTTCAATTTGTGGGTAAAAAACCTTTTGAGTTTCTGTATTGTAATTTGCCTTGAACAAATCTTTATCTGATGGTTTCTTTTCTTGACGAATGAAACGCATCTTCATTGGGTCGATGTATCTCAGTTCCTGAATTCCTTCCTGAGGATTCTTAACATCGATAACCTTCAAATAATAAAGCCTACCATCAACGTACCAATTCCTAAAAATTTCGTGGGACTTTCTATCAAAGTCCATTATTTCTTTGAGATATTTAAACTCTGATCTAATTGCTTCTTTTAATTTATCGCTGGCATTCAAATTTGATAATTCAATTTCAACTGGGGAATCATAAAGATCACTAACAATTGCTTCATTTACAACATCTTCAACGGCACGATCACACTCTGGGTGAAGTACCATCTCACGATATCTTTTGATTAAATCATATTCTGTTCTATAAACTCCCTCAATATCAACATATTGTCCATAAAATCCACTAGAAATATAATTATCAACCCCGTCGTCACTGTTAGGTGGGACGGGGGATAGAATGGATTTGGATTTTTGGGTAGTATCCTTAACATCATCAATTGAAAAACCAAAAAGTTTTGCCATCTTATAATATTTTTAACTTATCTTCTATTTAGTTGATGTCTTCACCGCCTGCGCCAGGACCATTACCCTTGATAGCTTCCCACCACTGAACCTGAAGTTCTACGGTGAATTGCTCAATATCTCCACCAGTTTCATATGCAAGATCGATTGCACTGAGATTTGTTGGGAAAATATCATAGAAATGGTATGCTCTCAGAGTTGAACCATCACGATCCAACTGATAAACATATGCATCTGACTGATACAATTGTGGGTTAGTTACGCCAGTATTATCCGAAAGTCTGTTCATTGTATTCATCCACTTTTCAAAAGCGGAACGAATAGCAAAGTCAGTGTCGTTAATAACTGTAACTGTCCAAGTATCGAACGAGCGGTCACCAGCAATTTTAAGAGTTCTTCCTCTAAAAGGAACTTCAATAGGAGCAATATTGGATGCTGGAAGAGCGGCAGATTTAACTAAAAATCTGATTTTATCCAGGACATTGCTGTCAGTTGGTGATGCGGATGGGAAGGACATTACGACTTCAAAGAGATTAGGTCTAGCGCCGCCGCCAGCTAACTTGCTCTTAAAGTCACTAATTCTTCTTAATGGGGGTGGATTAAGTTGACTTCTGGTTGCCATTGTTTTAGACCTCTAAATTAGAATTTACCAATAACTTCTTCGAAAGCAACACCAGTTCTGGTGGCAACAAATGTCAGACCGATAAAGTTAATCGATCTTGCAGGTTTAATATAGATGTCAGCAACGAACTCGTTTGCATCAATAACGGCGCCTGTATTGTTTGTTTCATCACAAACAACGACATAATCATAGACACCTCTCTTTGCCTTAACATCACGAAGGAAAGGTTCAACAATATTTACAAAGTTTGTTCTTGTAATTTCATCGTTGAATTCAAACAGTTGATCCTTAGCGGCAGCAGAGATTGCATTTTCAAGGTAGATAAAGAGTCTGCGAACGTTAATACGATCAAATGCTGATGCCTTAGCATAACCAGTTTTATCACCAAACAGAACAATTCCTGCTCCTGCCGACAGAGTGATTGGGTTGATTCTGTTAGTATAGAGGCGATCTCTTTGTGATTTTGTTGGATTATATGCCAACTTAACCGCATTTAGGATTGCACCTCTTGAAGTTCCTGCTGGTGAGTACCATGGGAAGTTGTTGATATCAGTTCTGGCACATAGTCCAGCAATATCTCCATTCAACGGAACATATCTAAATGTATTAGAGAATCTGTCATACATGTACTTGTAGCTTCCATCAAATACTGCATAAGTACTGGAGGTAATTGGTGAATAGTAACTGATAATACTATCTGTGATTTGATCATCATCATTAACTGTTACACTTCCTACCGAACTATCTGCCAAAAATGCTCCTCTATAAGGTGAGATGAATGCAATTGCATCTTTTCTTGCCTCGGCAACTTCAATTAGTTTTTCAGCCAGTGCTCTAGCATTGAAGATATCATAATTTGCAGATCCCATAAGAAGGAAATCTGCTTTGTAAGTATCTGTCTTTTTAAACAGTTCATATCCAGTAGAAATATTACCGACTGTTGCAGTTAGTGCTCCAGTTGCTGTAATGTCAGTTTTTCCATCATAGTTTTTACCACCATTGAGCGTTAGAACTCTATTTCCTACGCTACCGAAGATAATTCCACTTGCTGCCTGATCCCAATCATTATCGGTTGTCCCAACAAATGCTGTTTGGAAACCACAAGTTGTGATTCCGGTTGGTTGAGAACCTCCAAAAATATAATCAGATTGTTCTGCAAGATACATTCTCCAGTTGGATGGACTTCCTACTGAATACTGAGCATCAGATG